CCAGCGCTACGAAGCAGGAGACCAATCTTTATGGACACAGTACTATAATGCTTGGCAAATAAGACCGGGTAAACAATTTACCTTCAATATAATAAGGCCTCAGGTGAGTACACTTGAAGGCTATCAACGAGCGCACAGAAAGAATACCGTCTATACACCTCTTGAGAATGGGACACAAGAAGGCGCAGATGCTTTTAGCGATATATCTATTTGGCATAATCAACAAGAGAATGTTGCCGAAGTTCTTAGTACAGCATTTCGTCAGTCTCTTATAACAGGTATGAGTCTGGTTGAGCAGTACATAGATTTTAGAACAGATCCTATTAACGGTGATATAAAATATTATCCTTGCGCTTATAACCAAATTTTAATGGACCCCTTCTGGAAAGACCCAACATTAGCTGATTGCCGAGGAATAGTTAAGCGTACTTATGTAACTCAGATGGAAGCTGCGACATATCTTCCTGATAATGCAAAAGATATCATGAATATGTCAGGTTTTATGCCTGCCGAAATGACCTTTCAATATATGCCTGAGAATTATCAGTACACAAACAAGAATCTTATTACATATGATGAGTTCTATTATCCTGCTGTGCGTAGACAGAAGATGTTGGTTGACACAAGTACAGGCGAGACAAAGGAATGGCGAAACAAAGATGATGATGCTCTAAGAGCATTTTTACAGCACTACAAAGATATTGAGGCGGTTAATCAGGATATTCCCACCGTACGAATGACAATCGTTATACAAGGACGAATATGCTGGGATGATGCTCAACCTAACGGATGTGATTTCTGGCCGTTTACACCTGTTTATGCATTCTTAAATCCTGAACTTGAAGATACTACACTTCGTTGGGCAGGAATTGTTAGGTCGCTCCGCGATCCGCAATTTTTATTCAACCACCGCAAGGTACTTGAACTTCAACTAAATGAGTCGGTCGCGAATTCAGGCTGGTTGGTCGAAGAAGACGCCGTCGTTAACCCTGACGACTTATACAAGCCGTATCCGGGACAGGTTATCTATGCTAAAAAGGGTAAATTGCCAAATGTTACTAAGATTCCTGCGTCTCCTATTGATCCTACTTATATGGAAGCTTCCAGAGAGTTACTCGATCTTACTAATAGAATCTCAAATATATCTGAAACTGCTATGGGGCAGAATACTGATGCTATTTCAGGGTTTCATGAACAGATGAAAACAGCTACCAATCTCGTTGCTAATCAACGATTGTTTGATCAGTTAGATACGGCCCAAAAGATTCTGGGTAGAAAGTTTATGCTTATGGTTCAGAATAACTGGACGCCGGGTAAGATCAAACAAATTATAAAAAAAGAGGTTCCGCGCGAGTTCTATGATAAGACTTTCGGTAAGTATGATGCGCAAGTAGAGCTCAGCTATGATACGGTAACTCAACAACAACTTCAATTTAGTCAACTCTTTCAATTGCATAAACTTGGTTTGCCTATTCCTGCATCTACTCTTATTAATGCAGCTTCAGTTCAAAATAAATCTGATCTTATTAAACAGATGGATAATGAAGCTCAGGCAGCAGCTGAGGGACAAAAGAGAGCAGAGCAATTGCAGATGCTTAAGCTACAAGCGGAAATTGATATGGCTTCAGCACAGGCACAAGTACAACGTGGTTATGCTGTTGAGAAGATTTCTGAAATACAAACTAATGAAGCAGAAGCAGTTGAGAGAAGATCTCTTGCAGCTAAGAACCAGCAACAGGCTGCTTTGGATATGGTAAAGGCTACGAAAGACATTGATTCGATTACGATTGAGCAGCTGGCTAAATTATTTGAATTGTCTAAAACAATTCAGGATTTCCAAGAGGCTCAAAATGAAAAAATTAAAGCACGAGAAGCTGAACAAAAAGCAGCTGTTGAACAACGTGCACAAGAGATAATGCCTCAAGAAAATACTGAGGTAATGCAATGATGTTAAACCTTAATGCCGGAGAATAAAGATGGCAGAAAAAATGAAAAGAAACATGGAGATGCGTGATGAAAGCATGGGCGGTTTCCCGTCCGGTGCTCGTATGGAAAATTACGCAAAACCTGAGCGTTTCAGCCAAATAATGGGCCCTAATGAATGGGATGTATCGGGTGTAGATGCTGAAATTAATAAAAACGTAAGTGATTTGAATAAAAGCAAATCACGCCAACGTTTTTAAGGAATAAGCATGCCTGCTATGCCGCGCCCGAATAAGAAGGCGCTCAAGATTTTAGAGAAGATAATTGGTAAGCCTGATAATAAACAATCTAAATCAAAAGTGATTGTTACTTCAGGTCGTATAGACCAAGGAATCAACACTACTATCGACAGTATGTATAACCATCCGATATAGAATGAGAGGGAGAAATTCCCTCTCCTTGGAAAAAGTATGGCAAAGAAAAGATATGCAAATGAGTGGTATAAGCTCACAGATGAATACAAGATAACTCCTGAAACTTTTAGAAATCTTCGTATGAGACCCGGATTAAGTAACGTAGATATTTATATTGACGGTCCTGAGGATGAAATAAGACTTCCCGATAGTGTTAGTCCTCAAACAAGTCGTTCATGGGAATTACCTAAACGTAAGATTGAATCAAGTAACGGCGGTGAAAAACGTCCTGAAAAAGTTGATAAATATACTTAAGGAATTGATATGGAAAAGAAAATGCACCGTAAGCATGAATCTCGAGCGGAGAAAATGCAACATGAGCGCTCAGGAATGGAGCGAGCCTTGCATCGTATGGGAGATCATACGAGACATAAGCATCCTGAAACAAAAGCAGAGCGTCTTGAGCATGAACGAAAAGGCATGTTAGGTCATATGAAAGAAGCGCGTATGTCTCATAAAAAGCATAAAGACCGGGCGGGTAAGATTGCAAAGGGCCTCATGAAAGAACATATGAAACATACTGCTAAGGATAAAATTAAATTTGTCATGAAAGAATTTAAAGAAGACAAATTGCATAGCGGAAGCAAAAAAGGTCCGCTTGTTAGAAATCCTAAGCAAGCAATAGCTATTGCTATTTCAGAATCTCATAAGAAAAGGAAGTAGCTATGCATTGCAAAAAATGTCATGAAATTAAAATCGGTAAAGGCATGAAAGTTAAGCATGGTGAAGAAGAAAAACTTCGTAAACGTGCGGGTGGCTCAAATGTCGGAACGTATAAAACAGTATCAAAAAAAGAATTTGCAGGACCAAGCGGAGGCGCTCCCAAGGGAAGTTATCCGATAAATACAAAAAAAAGAGCTAAGGCAGCATTGGCTTATGCGCATAATGCTCCTAATCCTTCAGGCATTCGTTCAGCAGTTCATAAAAAATATCCTTCACTGGGTAAAAAAAATAAATAGGAAGTCATGGAAGAGTTTGTTGACGTTCGAGAGAAAGCGGAAGCAAGATACCCTCTTTATGAATCAACAGTCCTTAAGACTATTGAAAACGGAAAAAGAGAGTTTTATAACAAAGATTTTTATGTAGATGTAGTTTGGCGCGAACAGGCCGAAGCTGAAGATGTAGAGTTCGTTATGGTAGCATGGGAAGCTTGTCCTACGCCACATTATAATCAAACAGTATACAAGTATCATCATCTTGCTGATGAACTTGAACTAATGTGGACATTGCCGAACGAACTTGAATGCTTGGATATGTATCACAATAGAAATTCGATTGAACAAAGTGAATGGCCTTTGATGAAATATGTAATGTCGTTTTACGATAAATCATTATTTATGTTTGTAAATGAGAAGGAAAAAGAAGATGGCACTAGAAAGTTTGAGTAAAAATCTACAGGCAGCAGTTAATGCAATGCCGCAACAAGAGCCGCAAGAAATACCGCAGCAACCTGAGTTATATGATCCGCAGAATAATACTTCCTCAATAGATGAAAAATATCGTTCTCACACCGATGAAGAAAAACGAGAACGAAATACTGCCAGAATGCGTGAAAGCTATGATGCTAAACTAAAAGCCTGGGAAGAAAAAGAACGTATTTGGGAAGAAGAAAAGAAAGAACTTGCACGAAAAGCACGTGAAATAAAATCTTCTTTAAATGATGATGAGCTTGTTGAGGGTCGTCATTACAATCAGCTTAATGAAAAATATGATAATCAGATAACTGAGGTTAATAATAAACTCGCACAATATGAAAAAGAGATTGCATATCAAAAACAAATAAATGCTCAGCGTGAGCAACTCAATGAACTCAAAACTAAGTTTTCTGATTTTGATCGCGTAGTTAATGCCGATACATTAAAGAAACTTGAAAAAGAGGATCCTGATGCTTTTAATGCTATTAATTCTGCTAGAGACCTTAAAAGCGGCGGGTCTGCTTTTTATCACCTCATCAAAACCTTTGGGTTGCACGACACCGACGAATTTAACCAAGATAATTCGAGACGCCTTGAGGAGAATATGAGAAAACCTCGAGCAACACCGCCTTCTAATCTTTCTAAAGTTGAAGGATTCACGCAAGAATTTCATAGAAATAAAAGTGCTATGAGTGATCATTATAAGCTTGTAGAGCATTATGCCAGAGGTGGAAGCTGATATATCTTGATTCAGATTGTAGGTATAGGTATATATAGAGGTGATGCATTGAGTTTCATCACCTCATCCGACGCAAGGGAAATCGTCACCCCAAGATACATAAAAATCTTATTAACCCTTGTTTAGGGAAATACCTATGGCTATTACTACTACCAGTATATTGCCGCCTGCGGTCCAGACGCACTTTGACAAAGCGCTCTTGGCTGTTCCGTACGGCAATCTAATTCACGGTATCCCTGCGCAATATCGTGAAATGCCTGCTCATGCGGGTGATACATGGCGCGGACGTCGTTATGAAAAATTAAGAACTTTCCAAGTACCTCTTGGTACCAGTGGTATCGATCCGACTCCACAAGTCGCTACTGCACTTGATATCGATGCGAAAATTCAATGGTTTGCCACTTCGGTAATGTTAAACCAACAAGTCGTAATTTCTTGCCAAGAACCTGTTTTAAACGAAATAACTCGTTTGCTTGGTTTGGCTATGCGTGAAACACAAGATATTCTCTTAAGAGATATTCTTATGTCTTCTGCTTCTGTGGTTAACTTTACCGGCGGTTCAAACGGTTTCAATCCTTCTAATATTGCCCCAAGTGATTTCGATCGTATGATAAGAATTCTTTTGGGCAACAATGCGTGGACAATTACTAAGAATATTGAAGGTGAAGATAGATTTAGCACTACAACTATACGGAATGCGTATATTGCTATGTGCCATACTGATTTAGCTTCTGATCTTGATAATATGATCGGATTTAAATCTAAAGATTCTTATGCAAACTACAATGATTCACTTAACAGTGAGTGGGGTGCATATAGAAATATTAGATTCTTGCTATCTACTGAAGGTGCTGTTGAAACAGTTACATCTAACCAAACTACTCCGACTGTCTATGACATTCTTTTAGTAGGCGCAGATGCTTACGGTACTATCGAACAAACACTCGGTAATACTCGTTTCTGGTATCGTGATCCGTTGATTGTAAGTTCTGTAGGCCTTAACTCAACTATCGGTGTTAGCTTTGCATCTGCTCAAGCTATATATCAAGACGGTTGGGTATTGCGCGGCCGTTGTACAACTCTTAACCAATTTGCATAAGGAGTTGAATCATGCCTGAAATTATTCAAGGTTCTTTCACTTCTACCGGTGTTCGTACAAAAATCGCTTTGCCGGTAGATATAACACAATTTGATGTTTGGAACTATACCAATAGTGCTACTACAGGCGCTATTACAGGTGCAGTTTATAATAAATGGTCTTTCGGAATGCCTGCTTTAGGCGGTATTGCTACCTATAAAGACGGTTCTGATGATCTTTTAATGATTACCAATGATGCAACTAATCCGGGGTTTCGTCTTTATGATGAATCAGAACCTGATCTTTCTTCACCGCAAACTATAACTGCCATCACAAACGCAGCTACATTTACGGTTACAGGATCGGCAGGTCTTGGCGGACTGCAAAACGGTGATGTAGTTATATTACAAGGTCTTGCAAGTGCCGGTAATGCTAATAATATTGCAGGTTTTCCTATACAGGTTGCGGCGGTTAACTCAGGTGCGGGTACCTTCCAGAATGCTTTTGCTTTGGCAAATGCTCCGGGACAAACTGCAACGGGCGGTCGATTCCGTATTGAGTATAGTTCACCTCAGCCATGGTATCCAACGCAGCGTTATATCGTGAATATTAATACTACTACCGATACTATAACTACGAGCGTTGCTCACGGTTATCTACCCGGTCAGACTGTATTATTCACAATACCGCCTACATTTGGTACGCGTGAATTGAACGGATTATCAGCAACTATTCTATCGGTAACCGCTTCTACGTTTACGGTAGATCTTGATCTTTCAGCATTTACAGCATTCGTTTGGGCTCCAAGTGTAGTTGGTGCGTTTAACTTCGCTACCGTTGCGCCTGCTTATATGAATACGGCAATTGCAAATCAATTGAATGTTAATCCGTACAATGATGCACGCCAAACATTGGCTACCAAAGGAATAATTTTATTTCCGGGTACATACGGTCCTGCCGGTGTAAACGCGAATGAGATTTTCTGGTCTGCTATATCGGCTACATCAGTAATGAATATGTAATCACGGGGAGGAATGCTCCTCCCCTTAATTCTTTGAGAGGAATACGATGGTTGATACACATGAACAATCACATGCTGAAATATTTACGCAAGAACTAAAAAAGCCGAAAAAAGTTTACAAACCTACTGACATAGAATCTGATGAAACGACTCTTCCGGTTAAAGAAGATCCTGCAAAGCATATAGATCGAACTGCTGAGTTTAAAAAGAAACGTGATAATGAAATTATACGAGGCCGATTTAATTACATAACAAAGCCCGGTGCGACCTTAAAATTCAATGCTTATCTTGATCTTGGTGATTCTGAAAAACACATATTACTAAAAGATGGTGAAGTAGTTCCTATTACTCGT